TGGAAAGACCTACACCTTCACCAACCTGAACGATGACGAATTCGCACTGATTGTAAACGAAGACAGTATTGAGGTAATTGAGCACAGTGAGTCTATTGAAATATCAATGGACCAGATGGGCATGCAGATTGAGAACAAAAGCCATGACATCAAGGTCATCAAGAAATCTAATGGCGGGAAGCTGTGCGTTGAGTCTGTACCTCCTGAAGAGTTTTTTGTGGACCGCAATGCCAGGTCTATTGATGACGCCTATATAGTTGCCCACAGGGCCGAGATGCGCGTTGGTGACCTGGTAGCTATGGGTTATGACTTTGACGAAGTATCAGAACTCAGCAGCGTGACCGAGAACGACACCCTGGTTGATGAGGAGTTCCATGCCCGCACCGGGTATACCCGAGACACCGATCAGACCGAATATAAAGACCCGTCTATGAAGATTGTCCTGGTCACCGAGGCGTACATGAAGATGGACGTTGAGGGCGCAGGCATTCCCATGATGTACAAGTTCACGATGGGCGGCACCGCATACAAATTGCTGGACATGGAGCCCTGCGACAACATCCCCTTTGCGGTGTTTGAGTGCGACCCTGAGCCGCATTCGTTCTATGGCAGATCCATTGCCGATCTGGTTATGAATGACCAGGACGCCGCCACCTCTATGCTCAGAGGCGTATTGGACAACGTAGCACTAACGAACAACCCCCCGATTGATGTGGTAGAAGACCTGGTAAATATGGATGACGTTCTCAACAACGAGATTGGCGCCATCCGTAGAATGAAGCAGATCGGTGCTATCCAGGCAAATCCTGTACCGTTTGTTGCTGGCACTACTTTGCCGGCAATGCAGTACATGGATCAACAGGTACAGGAAAAGACAGGTGTATCCAGGGCGTCAATGGGACTTGATCCCGATGCGCTCCAGAATGCTACCGCTACTGCTGTTGCCACAACTATGCAAGCCGCGGCCGGCCAGGTTGAGGTGATCGCCCGGAACTTTGCCGAAGGCGGTATGAAGCGCATGTTCAAGCTGATGTTGGAGGAGATGATCAAGAACTCCACTGACGAGGTCCACATGCGCCTGAATGGCCAGTTCATACCGATTGACCCCAGGGTCTGGAACAACTCGATGGACATCCAGATTAATGTCGGCCTTGGCACTGGTAAGGAAGATATGAAGATGGCCGCGCTGAACCAAGCCCTGACCATGCAGATGCAGATCTGGCAGAACTACGGCCCGACAAACGGACTTGTTACCATGACACAAATACGCAATACCATGGCAGATATGTTAGCCTTGAGTGGTGTCAGGAACGCTGACAGGTACTTCATGCCGATGGACCCGCAGACCGAGCAGCTGTTAATGCAGCAGGCTCAGATGATGCAGCAGCAGGCGGCACAGGGCCAGCAGGATCCGAACCAGGCTTACCTGGCAGCCGAACAGATGAAGGCTCAGTCTAAGGCTCAGACCGACATGATGAAGCTTCAGCTGGACGCACAGAAGGCCGCTGCAGACGATGACCTGAAGCGAGACCAGATGGACCAGGATCTCCTGCTTAAGGCCGCAGAGGTTTACGGTCGCTACGGTACAGCGGTTGACGTTGCACAGATTAAACAGGCGCAGAACGCGCCCAGGCAATAATGGCAGACGACATTGAATTGAGGGCATCAAAAGCGCGTGCCCTTCTTGCCGATGAGAACTTCAAGACCCTGATGCAGGAATTGAAGCAAAGGCAAGCAGATATTTTCTTCAACTCAGCACGAAGCGATACTGAGTCGAGGGAAGAGGCGCACTCAATCATGAGTGCATTAAATAAGATTGAGGCTTACCTTCAATCGGCCATTACGGACGAGAAGATCCTCAAGAAGCGCAAATAGGAGTCAGGACCGTGGATACGACTGATCACGTTATAGATAAAGATGGCACTATAGACAGTGTCGCAGAAAGTTTGATTTCAAATCCAGAGCCCGCTGAAGAGGCTGCTGACCTGGAAACAGAAGCAATTGAAGACTCGGAAGAGGCTTTGGATGAAACCGAAACCGATGAGGCAGATGATCAAGAAGACATCGCCGAAGAGGTAGAGGAAGAGGATGAAGAGCAAGACCAAGAGGTAGCCGGTCAAGAGGAGCTCTACACCGTCAAAGTAGACGGACAAGAAGTAGAAGTATCCCTCAGTGACCTCAAGCAATCCTATTCAGGCCAAGCTTACATCCAACGTGGCATGCAAGACGCAGCTGCTCAGAAGAAACAAGCTGAACAGGTGTATCAGGCATTGCTACAAGAGCGTGAGCAGATGTCCACGCTTTTGAACCAGCTAAACAGCGGCGAAATGCTGACGGCTCCAAAGCCGCCCAACAAGGATCTACTGAAGACCGATCCCATTGGGTACATGGAGCAGAAAGCGGCATACGATGACGCCAAGGCTGAATTTGATAACCAACAGGCAGCAATTGCCCAGGCTCAGATGCAGCAGGCTCAACAGATGCAGTACGCCCAGGAAGCTAATCTCCAGCAGGAGATGGGCAAGCTGGCACAGGTAATACCAGACTTTGCCGACCCCGATAAGGGAGGGAAGTTGAAGGAAGATTTGGTTAGCTACGGTACGCGGTTAGGGTACTCGGCAGCAGAATTAGGCGGCGTGACTGATCATCGCGCAATAGTCGTTCTGCATAAGGCTATGCTTTTTGACAAACTCCAAGCCTCTAAAGGCAAGGCTGTTGAGAAAGCAAGCAATGCCAGACCTGTCGTGAAACCAGGTGCTAAAAAGTCTCCCAAGGTAGCCTCGCAAAAGCGTGCGAAGGACGTTCAGGCTCGGATGAAAAAAACCGGCAGCGTTGATGACGTTGCCTCATTTTTATTGAGCTAAACTTAATAGGAGCCTATCATGGCCGTTAATACTAATACCAACGAGACATATGACGTCTCAACAATCCGTGAAGATCTGCAGGATGCGCTGATCTCCATTTCTCCCACCGACACTCCGTTCATGACTGCTATCGGTCGCCGCAACGTAGACAACACCTACTTTGAATGGGGCGTTGTTAACCTGGCTTCCGCTGACAGCAGCAACCGCGTTGTTGAAGGTGAAGCTTCACCCGGTAATGACGCCGCTACCAACGCTATCCGCCAGGCCAACTACACTCAGATTTCTGACAAGGTAGTTGAAGTATCTGACACTGCTAACGCCGTAAACGGTGCTGGTAATGCTCAGACTACTGCCAAGCAGGTTGCATACAAGCTGAAGGAACTGAAGCGCGACATGGAAACCATGCTGACCGCTAACGTAGCTGCCTCTGCTGGTGCATCAGGCACTGCCCGTCAGACTGCTGGTCTGCCTGCGTTCCTGCGCACTAACGCCAGCCGTGCAGGTGATGGTGCTGACGGTACTACTTCAGGCACTGGCGTATCTGGTTATGTAGATGCCGCTGCAACTGATGGCACTCAGCGTACCCTTACCGAAGATCTGCTGAAAGCTGTAATTGCAGACTGCTGGGATGAAGGTGCCGAGCCCTCTGTTGTTCTGTGTGGTTCTTCACAGAAGCAGACCATCTCTACCTTCACTGGTAACGCCACCAAGTACAAGGACATCAGTGACAAGACTCTGTCTGCTGCCATTGACGTCTATGTATCTGACTTTGGTGAACTGACCATTGTTCCTAGCCGTTTCAGCCGTAGCCGTGACGTTCTGGTCCTTGATCCGAACTACGCTCGCATGGCCTACCTGAAGCCGACTACACAGAAAGAACTTGCCCGCACTGGTCACAGTGAGCGCAGGCTGATTTCTGTGGAGTACGGCCTGCAGATCGACAATGAAGCCGCACACGGCGTTGTTGCTGATATCAGCTAAAGAAGTAAGTAGGGCGGTCTTTCGGGGCCGCCTTACCCTTTTTAGGGAAACAAATGATTTCAGAAAAGATTTTTGAGCAAGACAATAAGATTCACGTTGTGCGTGAGCAGGATTGTGCCGGACTCTTGAAAACACTCAAGAAGATGCGCGAACTTGCGCCAAGCCATTCAGGGCACGACCGCACAAGGTGGGTTGGGTCAATCCCGTTGATCCTGGCAGAACAGTGGTCGAGAGAATGCGGTGCAGCTATCGGCACAAAGGAATACGCGCTGTTTGTCAAAAAGAAGCTTGCGGACCCGGACTACAAGAATTTGCTTGTTAGGGGACAATGAACGAAGAGAGCCCACACGCACAGCTACTGCTGTCCATCATAGCCTACACTAGGGGTAGGTGGCATATTGACGATGTGGTGACCTTTTACGAATTTATCCTTGATGAGATGAAAGACGCAAAACCAGATTTGAAAATCGTGCCATTGGAATTGGAAGATGACGGAAGCAGAGATTGAAGTCCTGATTGAGAAGTGTGCAGAACGCGCTGCAGAGAAGGCTCTCAAAAACATCGGTCTTTCAGACGAAGATGCCTACGATGACGTCAAGGAACTTCGAGGGTTATTGGAGGCCTGGCGCGACACAAAAAAAACGATAGGTCAGACCATAACCAGGTGGCTAACGACTGCCTTCCTAATGGCTCTGGCCGCAGGCGCATATCTGAAGGTGAAATCATGAAAGACAAGATCATTGCAATGGTTGAGAAGGCAGGAAACTTCTTGAAGCTGAAGTGCCAAGAACAGGATCCTAAGCACGTTGTGGCCGGCGTTGCGGTGGTAACACTCATACTGATTTTAGCGGTCTGCATATGAATCTCGGAAGCCTGGTAGGACCAGTTGCGGACATCCTCGATAAGTTCATTCAGGACAAAGACCAGAAAGCGAAACTGGCCCATGAAATCGCTACAATGGCAGAGCGTCACGCGCAGGAACAAGCACTGGCGCAAATCGAGATAAACAAGATCGAGGCCGCGAGCCCGTCTCTGTTTGTTTCTGGTTGGAGACCTGCCCTAGGATGGATCTGTTGCGCAGGCATGGCCGGAAACTTCATTACGATACCCTTCACCAACATGGTCCTAGAACTACTTGGGCAGGACGTTGCGATACCCCTGATCGACATGGAAACCCTGCTTCCTGTTCTTCTCGGTATGCTAGGCTTGGGCGCCATGAGGACAGTCGAAAAGGTAAAGTCAGTTGACCGTAAATCTTGAGAACTTCACCCTCAAGGAGTTCGCCTGCAAGTGCGGGTGCGACTCTGACGGGTCTGAGATGGAAGACTCCATCCTGCAGGCCATTCAAGACTTCAGAACTGCCCTGGGGTTTCCCTTCCCCATCACCTCTGGGTACAGATGCCCAAAACACCCCGTAGAAGCCCGAAAATCGGCCCCTGGGGCGCATTCTAGG